CATCTCTTGAATGAGATTCCTCCTGATGGGGCGGAGATTCTTGTGCAGGCTCGAACCGAGGCCAAGTGCAAGCTCGAGGCCAAACGCTGGCGGGCCTTTATTCGTAGCTACCAGGAGTTCCCAAATGCTATGTATGGGCCGCTGGTGAGGGAATACAGGTATCGCACCAAGACCCGAAAGGCGCTGTATGGGGCTGAGCTGTGGCAGTTGCTGATATATCGGGAGCGGCGATTCCTGCCAAGCGATTTCACGGCGGAATAGTATATCTATTTGAAATTGCAAGGATTATTTTCCGCCACCGCCCTTGCCAAGCTAAAATAATTATGTTGACAGGGGCGAGTGGTGGTGATATTGTATGGAAAATGAGCAACAGGGACGGGGGAACTGGCGGCCCGCCTCGATGCTCCAACTATAAATCCGCCAGTGACAAAACACCTGAAGGGGGTAGCACAATGAGTAATGCAGAGGTTNTAGAAATGAAGGATGGGCGGCAAGTCGAGTTCGTGGGTAAGAAGCGGATGCTGAAGGAAGTGATATTTAATGGTGNCGCCTTGATAGTAAGGTGCGATTTCCGCAATGGGGAGTCTATTGAATTTACCCTTTCCGAAGCCCTGCGGGATAGAGCAGCCATTCACGGAGTGGAGCAGAAAGTTGGGGACGAGATCGCGGGCCTTGCCGACGTCGAGGATGCAGTTCTGGCAATCGAGAGCCTGGCCGGTCGCTTGGCCGCAGGGGAATGGAACCAGAACCGTGAGCGTGGTGGAATGGCAGGCACCAGCATGTTGGCCCAGGCCCTGGTCATCCACACCGGCAAGGACATTGCAACCATCAAAGAGTTCCTGGTCAAGAAATCCCAGAGCGAGAAGATTGCACTTCGGAATAACCCGAAAATCCAGCCCATTATCGCAAAGATCGAGGGCGAAAAACATGCCGCAAAGGGCTTGAACACGGATTCCATGCTGGACGAACTGGCAGACTAATCCGTTCCACTTCCGCCGTTCCATTTCCGCTGTACAGAGTCCCCTCAAACCTCCAAGCGCACCCCTGACCCTCCTCCGATGGGGCCAAGAGCGAGGTTTGAGGGGGCTTTTTCCCTTCCCAATAGCTCTTCCCTCCCCCCAATCCCCCCTGGAAATAGTGTCTCATACCTGGAAAAAATCTATTGCAAAAGTTGTTCCGGTGGATTAATATAAAATAATGCCACGGAATAACCCGTTGCCCGTATTTTTTCACCTATTGCTTGGAGGAGCAACAAAATGGAAGCAACCCAAACCCCACTTGACCCCCTAGATGAACTCGAAGAGCTAATGGCCGAGAGCAAACTGCTCTCCCCTCAGCGCAAGGACGGAAGTATTAGGAACTTCAACGATGAAAGAACTAAAATCGAATTGACAATCCTGCAGATCAAGGCCAGAGAACTGGAAATGGAGCGGCTCTATACCATTTCCATGTGGGAGCAGGCGGAATGTCAATGTGGAACCCTGGGCGCACGAGTGTTTGTACGGTTCCTGGAAAAATCAAAACAAGTACGAGGGAGCTTGGTACACTGGCGAGAGGTTGAAGCTCCGTTGTTAAGTATCCCAGTTCAATATTATGCAGCCCTCCGTCCTGTTAAGGGGTGCGAGGCTTGTATGAAATATGTAGAAGGTGGAGTGCAATCCGACGAGCTGGAATTGCAGTTCCGTAAAACAAGAACCTTGATTGTGCATGAGGAGGAAGTGTAATGGCAAGGCCAAAGTTGGCTATCCGGCCAGTGGAAAAAACCATATCCATTCCTGAGTCCCTGGTGGCTCAGGTGGAGTTAGAGCTCTACAGTCCCTTGGAGGGGAAGGTTCCTCACGGGGCTTGGAGTCGATATATCAAATCACTCCTCCAACGGGACTTGGAGAACAAACCAGAGGAGGGGGAAAGTGCAATTTCAATTAAACCCTGAACAACTCTCAGCCATATCCGCTATGGAGCAATTCCTGCGGAGTGGGGAGAGCTTCTTCCTCCTCTCGGGGAGTGCAGGAACCGGTAAGACCACTTGCATGAAGGAGTTTGCCTCCCGACACCCCAAGAGCTCTATAGTATATACGGCCCCCACCAACAAGGCAGTGAAGGTATTGCAAGACACCCTTACCACCCCCGACTTTTCCCCTTGTTGTAAAACCACCTTTTCCCTACTTGGGTTGAGGATGGAGGCCTCTGGGGAGGTGAAGAAACTAAAATCTGCCAACACAATCAAGTTGAAGGAGGTGGATATAATCGTGGTGGATGAAGCCTCGATGGTTGGGAGTAGCCTGTGGCAAGAAATCCTGCGGGCGAACAAGCAATACCACGAGATCAAGTGGATTTTCATGGGGGATAGCTATCAGTTACCTCCGGTCAACGAGCTGGCCAGTCCGGTTTGGGACGCCATATCCAGTACAGCGAAGTTGGAACAGGTCATGCGCTTCGACAACGCCCTTTTACAGTTCGCCACCACCATCCGATCTAAGGTCTATCACCCTGCCCCCTCGATTTCCATCGAGGACAACCATAATCACTTGGAGGGGGTTTGGAATTGCAAAGAGGATTTCCAGGCCAGGATCAAGGAAGCAGCTAGGGCCAAGCGATTCGGGGAAGATGTAAAAGCAATCGCTTGGCGCAACGCAACGGTGGACAAGTTAAATACAATTATCCGCCGAGAGCTCTTTCGAGAGGCAGACATATTGACTTGGCTTCCTGGAGACCGGATACTATTAACTGCCCCTGCGATGGATGAGAACGGAGAGTTCATTGCCAACACCAACGAGGAGGGGGAGGTAGAGGATATTGCCCTGGAAACCCACCTCGACTATCCACTAACCTGCCTCAAGCTCGGGGTGATGCTGGACTCCAACCGGCGTGTTACATTCCAGTTAGTACACCCCAATTCCAGTCGAGCTTTTGAGGAGATCAAAAAACGGAAAATGGAAGCGGCCAAGGCTATGCCTCGTGCCTGGAAAGAGTTTTGGCAATTTGTTGAGCTCTTCCACCAGGTCAAGCATGGGTATGCCATAACCGCCCACCGGAGTCAGGGCTCCACATACCTGGAGGCCTATGTGGACTGGGCAGATATATTAATAAACAGTGATAGGCAAGAGGCTTTCAAGTGCCTTTATGTGGCCTGCACTCGGGCCAAAAATAAATTGTTTCTTGGGAGGATTTGAAATGGAACCAGACCTGCAACAAAAGATAGACCTATGGCGCTCTAAGGCGCTGATGGGAACCTTAACTCTCGGGGAGGCAAGGGAGGTAATCGTTCACCTGCGAAGCGCGAGGATAGCAATGACCAACAAGGAGAAGGCCAAGCCGGCCCGAACAACTAAAGCTAAGCCGGCCTCAGTGGATAGCGAACAGCTATTAGGAGAACTGGAGAACTTAATATGAACCCTCATTTCCAGTTCCCCCACGTTATAGATAGCACCATGCTGGCCGATTTCGCCAGTTGCCCTCGACGCTTCTATTATACCTATATCCAGCACTTCAAGCCAAAGCAAGAATCCACCCACCCGCGAGCAGGTGCCGCATATGCCAAGGGATTAGAAGTTGCTCGCAAGGCCTTCTACCAAGATCACCTCGACACCGACACCAGTGAGGCTCTTGGTGCTCGTGCCTTGATGGAGGTGTATGGGGATTTCGAGTGTCCCGGCAGGTGCGCCAAAACCCTTCCTCGAATGCTTGGCGCCCTTGAGTTTTATTTCGCCAATTACCCCTTGGGAGTAGATACGGCCACTCCCATTAAATTGCCTGGCGAAAAACGGGGTGTGGAGTTCTCCTTCGCCGAGCCTCTGGACTTCGTCCATCCTGAAACTGGTGACCCCCTACTCTTCTCCGGTAGGGCTGATATGGTTGTAGATTTTGCAGGAAGCCGAATGTTGCTGGATGATAAAACCACTTCCCAACTTGGAAATAGCTGGATATCCCAATGGGATTTGCGGAGCCAGTTCACCGGATATAGCTGGGCGGCCAAGCGAGCTCAGATTCCTGTCACTGGCACCTTAGTGCGAGGAGTGTCCATTCTCAAGACCAAGTATGAAACCCTCCAAGCCCTCACCTATAGGGGGGAATGGGAACTGGATAGATGGGAGGAACAATTATATAAATCCCTGGCCAGGATAATGGATTATTGGGAGCGAGGTGACTGGCAATTCAATTTAAACTATGCCTGTAATGAATATGGAGGGTGCCAGTTCCGGCATGTTTGTAAGGCCCATCCCCGATCTGAAATGGAGATACTGGAGGGGGAATTTGCGAGGCGGATTTGGGACCCCCTCACCCACAAGGAGTTAACCATTGAGGAGTGGGAGGCCAACTGGCAACCATGCAAACCCGAACCTATATCCTAGAAACGGGAGAGTGTTATACCGGCTTCCCCTCTCCAGAACCCCAGGGGGCCTTCAACATCGCCCACTTTTGTTTATACTGCTCTAAGATATATGCAAGGGGGGTGATGGATGGAGGGGGGAGGGGGTTGTGGCTCCCCATAACCGGATGCTGTCAAGCTTGTACCACATTCCCTGGAGGGCAGCTTATTCCAGGTTCTCTATGGGATTACCAAGCCCCCCAGGCCAACCTCTCCTTGCCACTGGAGTTGTTGTGTCGGGAAGTGCTTTTAACCATTAAACAAATGGAGCTTGAAGATGGAAAACGTAGTTGATGTTGACCTGCCTGGGGTGAATGTACTATTGATGGGGCCAGCCGGCACTGGCAAGACCCACTCCATCGGCACCCTGGTGGACACGGGAATCGAAGTGTTCTATTTTGCCTTTGAGAGCGGGACGGAAAGCTTGCTTGGATATTGGGCTGACCGCAACCTCCCAATCCCCAGCAACCTCCACATCATCCGAGTGAAAAGCCCGAGTGCGAGTTGGCTTGAAATGGCTGATAGTGTGAAATTAGTAAATCGGTTATCATACGATGCGTTGAAAAAGGCAGTTGACCCGAACCGTTCCAAGTACAATCAATTTGAGGAATTTCTAAGGAACTTTAATAACGTGATAGACGAAGGAGGTAAAAGTTATGGATGTGTTGATGCTTTTGGAGTTGATAAAGCTGTTGTCATTGATGGCTTGACAGGGCTGGGTAGTGCTGTTATGAAAAGTGTGATTGGGGGGAAAGCAGATCGAGATCAAAAGGATTGGGGACTGGCGCAGAACATGCTGGAAAACTTCCTCCGAGGGCTGTGCGATAATTGCATCTGCCACACCGTGTTGATTGCTCATGTGGAGCGGGAAACAGATGTGATACTTGGCGGAACCAAGATATCTATCTCCACCCTTGGGGTTAAATTGACCCCCAAGCTCCCCCCCATGTTTTCCGATGTTATCCTTTGTGTTAGAAATGTAGATAAATGGTTCTGGGACGTTAATAACCCTCAAGCAGATGTGAAGACCCGCAATCTTCCCCTCTCTGGGACTAACCCGCAGAACTTTAAACTGATAATTGATAAATGGAGGAACCGAGCGGAACAGTACAAGATACAACACAAATAATCAGCTCTATAACCGTGCCCTTGCAAATGCAAGATACCAAATCAATTTTTTCTATCCCTATATATAAGGAGTTATACTATGTTTGATGCAGCCGAATTCTTGAACACCGAAATCACTGATACCCTTGACACCGAAATCATCCCCTGTCCCGCCGACCTTTTCCCTGCCACCATCTCCAAGGTGGAGTTGCGCCAGTGGAAGAAAAGAGA